GAGTCCTTCAACCGCTTCCACATAAGCAGCGCGGATCTCTTTACCTTTCCGTTTTGCTGCTGTGGATGAGAGTTGTGCATCGAATGAATGTCCTATCTTTTCGTCACCAGCACCGTATAGAAACGCATACGTTACTGTCTTGACTTGTTTACGTGTAATGCCTATTTTATCGGCATTGGTTTGGTGGATGTCTCCATTGAGGAGGATTTCTGCATACCTTCCGCCGTCGTACCTAGCAAGATAGTGAGCGAGCATACGCAACTCAATACCAGACAGGTCAGCGCCGACCATACATAGACCCGGGCTTGGTATAAAGAGTCTTCTAAATCGTTCATCACTGTTCACCTGTGCCAGGTTAGGATTACGGTGAGCACAGCGATGAGTGTTAGTTGCGACACTACAATGGTGATGAATTCGCTCATGTTTCGTACACAGCTTCAGCCAAGCGTTCGTGCCTTCCGAGATCTGACCAAGCATTTTCGTTACCGTCAAACATTTCAGGAACTCCATAGCAATCGGAGATCCAATCTCGGTCAGTATAACTTCGTCTATAACTGGTTTCCCAGTAGTTGTCTTCTGCTTTGGATTCCAGCCATAGTACTGTTGCAATATCCATGCGATATGATCTCTTGATGTGGGGTTTAGTTCTTTTAGTCGAGTAAAGGATGCACCCTTCGCATATCCTTGCGTGCGGTTATCTCGTTTCGGAGTGAATTCTGCTCCTGCAATGTAAGGGTGTCTCCTGCGTAATGATTCTTCAGTCTCTTGAAGCTCTTGTCTGAGAGTAGATGCAAGTTTCCATGCAGCAACTGAGTCAAATCTCCATCCATGAATTTCTTGTTGAGTAAGGATTTTCTGTACTTGATGTTCCAGCTTTACCCATTCAGGTATTTTTGGAAGTGATCCCATAGTTTGGTGGTAACGTGAACGTCTTGTATGCAATAATCTTCCATCTCTTGTGACCAATCTTGCCAATCCGTATCTTTGCTGAATGAACCTTTAAATTCACCTAGACGATAACCATAGGACTCAAGGGAATGTCTGCCATATAGTTTCAATGGCATATGTTTCCAGTTATTCTTTTTATCTACTGAAATCATGTTCGGATGATACAGTCTGGATAATAGTAATGTGTCTACTACAAGAGTAGGTTCACTAAACCAAGGATAAAGTTTCTGAATAACAGGACAATCATAACCAATGATGTTATGACCAATGATGCAATCAGCATCTTGTAGTCGTTGTATCCCACGTACAACAGGTTCTGTAGAACCCGTGTCGTTATACGAGATAGTTTCCTTTGTGTTGAGATCGTAAATAGCAAGGCAGTGGATGGTAGAAACATCTTTCAATAACCCATTAGTCTCAATATCAAAGATAAGACTCACTTCTTGTTCCATACATAAGTTTTATCAACGAACTGTGCTCGCTTGATCATCTCGGGCGTAGGAGGTTTAGGGACTTTCAAGTTGTACGGATAAATCTGCGATCTCTGCCAATCGTCGTAAAGCTCTTGCGCTTCAGTCCAATCACTGGTAGTCGATTCAAAATATGCGTACATCTCTTCATCAAAAATCTGTGGTTGGGTCAAACTCTTTTTCTGGTTCTGTTTCATCGAATCGACAGGTTTCAAGGTCATAAGTCAGTGTACAGGCTACTCCAGTTTCGCCAGAATAACGATTTTTAAGCACTCTAACAGTCGTAGAGCCTCCAGTTTTGTCGGATTGTTGATCTCTCTCCAATCCAATGACTGAGTCGCTGAGTTGAGCGATTGCAGCAGATCCGCGCAACTGCCCGAGTGTAACTCGTGCTCCTTCTTCATGGTTTTTGTCTCCAGTTGTACGGCGTAGATGTGATACAAGAAACAGGGCGATACCTGTTCTTTCGACAAGTGATCTCAGTCTAGTCATTGTTGTATCAATCATTCGTCTTTCATCACCATCCAAACCACTAAGAAGAATGGAAAGATGATCCAAGAAAATGATCTTACAATCGAGACCAGAAGCGAGATATTCAATGCGATTATAAATAACATCAGGATCATAAGACCCAAAGCCATCAAATAGAAACAAATCCCAAGCAGCCATTGTAGCATCAAATGCCTCCGTAAGTTCCGCATGGCTATGTTCTCCAAGATGAAGTGGTTTGCCTACGGCAGAGGACATCAATCCTAAAGCAGTACGGCGGTTTGATTCTTCAAGTGCCAAGTAACCGACCCGTTCTCCTGTTTGTAAAAGAGAAGCTGCAAGTTCCCTACAGAAGCTGGACTTGCCGATACCAGATCCTGCAGTGATCGTGACAAGCTCTCCATACCGTATCCCGTGCAAGATGTCTTGCAGTCCTTGAAATGGGTAGTCATGATCATTAGGTGGGTTGGGTGTTGTGATCTCTGTAAGCAGAGACTTACCATCAATGATACCATCAGGTCTATATTCTGACCTCTTGAAAAATGCATCATCAACAGCTTGCCTATCATTAGCTTGTAAAGCGTCTGAGAGGTCCTTGTAAGCCGCTAGACGGGCTATCGAAACCTTGCCAGGTGGTAATACCCCGGCAGCCGCTTTAGCAGCCTCCTGGCCCGGCTCATCATTATCGAACCAAAGGACGATCTCTTCGTATCCTTGTAAGAATTGGTAATTTTTTTGGACTGCTTTCTTTGCTCCAGCTGCTCCTGTGGGTAATGATACAACATCCCACGTCGGATTGAATTCAGCGTAGCTTGCTGCATCAAGCTCTCCTTCAGTAATGATAATTCGCTTACCACTACCTTTCCATAAGTGTTGACCAAAGAAAGTTCCTTCTGTGTCGCCTTCGTAGCTGAAGATTTTGTTAGCTGTGCGAATCTTCGCGCCGATAACCTTGCCATCAATATTATGGTAATGAAAACGTAATAAATCTCCATCTCTGTAGATCTTGAATCTTTCACAAGTCTTCTCAGAGATATTGCGTTTTGATAGTCGCTGTGCTTGACCTTTATAGGTGGTGGTCATTGTGTGATTGTGAACAACAGCATTGGTGCCAGGTGACCACTCATGACACACAAAGCAATAGGTGTGTCCGTCTGTATAAATTGCTAATCCATCAGACGAACCACAAGTGGAACATGGCTCATGTCTAAGAAACTCAGACGAGCCATTCGACTGGAATGTTTGCAAAACTCGTCCAAGGTATATTGTGTTTGTCGCACCATTGTGCGTATGTAGTTTTTGATTTCTTACTGATCTTATTGAAAGGTGATTGGAAGACCATACGAATATCAAGGTCAGGGTTTTGTTCTTTAACCGCCTTGATCTTACGACGATCATCAGGTTCCCAATATCCTTTACACTCTAAATACACCCCATTTGGTAGAAGAAAGTCAGGAGTATAATTATGTTGAATCACATAAGGAACCTTAGTAGATTCATACTCATACTTTACTCCTAACTCTACCATCAGATCAGCGACTTTCTCTTCAAGTCCTGATCGGAAAGCCATTACCAGATACCGGGAATGATCTGACCAGTCAGAGCATAAGCGCCCAAAGCCGCCATGACACCAAGCATAGCAAGACGACCATTAAGCTTCTCAGCCTTTTCATTGTGGGTTTCGTACACGTCCATAATCTCCATAGGTGGTTCTTTTGCAAAGAGGTTCTGACGACCTCCATCTTCAGTAGTGACAGTCATCAGAAGTCTACCTCATCTTCAATGGATTCAGTAACAACATTTGGATCACTAGCTTTATAGCCTTGGGTATTGCCAAACAATGCAGCAACATCCTCAGCGTTCATGTCTCCTGTGTCAACTCCTGCTTCACTGTTGAGAGACACAATTTGCACACCAACAAGTTTAAGCGTAGTACCATAAGTAACACCATCCTTAAGAATATATGGCTTCTGATAGAACGCGATCTTGACCTTTGATCCAGAATATACAGGTGTTGATTCATCTGTAACTGGAGTTCCTTCAGTGTCAACAACAGGTGGCTTGTTGGTTTCATTCCAGGAGAACTTGATCTTGTATTGACCATCAGCTACCTCCTCCCATGGTTCAGGTTTCAATACACTACGCTTAGGGTTCTTGAGTTTAGACTCAGCCCACTTCAGTGTTTCAGTTCGATCATCTTCTAGTTTGTCAACTAGCTGCTGACCAACAGTCGTAGCAAGAGAATAACCAAACTTGCTAGGTTTCATCACAGCTTGATAACCTTCAAGGACAACAGGCTGTTCAGTTTTAATAATGTTGCGTGGCATTAGCAGAAAAAATAGGTGGATTCAATCACGGATTCTGGGCAGAGATCTCCAATGATCGGCGGTTCAGTCTCAGCACCTATTTGATCTGCCCATGACTCCAGATAAGAGTTCTCAGCAAATAGATGCATGTAAGTTTGACGGACGATAGTTGATAGCTCAGACATATCAGTAGCACGACACAAAACCGAATCATGTATTAGTGAGATCGGTGCATCGAATCGTAATGCTGAAAGATGCAATAAGCTAGCATCTAGACTATGAATAAGATTAGGAGCAGTTGCGTTCTTGTGATGAGCAAGATCTACCTTATCACTATCTTCAGTAGCAATCCTGATCTCAACACGACCCAATAATTGCAACTTAATAGTTTCAGTAAGCTTCTTGTTAAGCTTCTGAGTGACCACAAAACCTGATGGTGTAACCCACTGAAGTTCTGTTGCTCCTCGCTTGATAGCTTTAGCTACCTCAGCTTCAATCCATTTCATAGCAGCCATAGGACCTGGAACAACCACGTCCATGGCATCACGTACTGCCTTAACAGTAGCAGTTAGATCATCCTTATCAACTTCAATACCTTTCTCAAGTAATGCTTCACGAATGTATCCGCGATTACTATGAGGCTTGGCATTGTATGGGACAGTCATAACAACACGTTTGACTGTCTTCCTGTCCATGTAGTTCCTTACAGACTCAGGGACGTTTGGTTTAGCGTGCTCGGCGACGACGGCGTAAGCGTCTTGGGGTCGCTCTGCTGGCAGGACATTGACAAGACCTGCAGTTCTTGCGTCTCTGCATAATCCGGCGAGTATCTGTAGACCACTGCAGGTGGCATCAGTTGCAACTGGCAGAGAAGTGTAATTTCGATCACAGTTAATGACACAATGATAGTACTCATCACATGCTGCTAAGAACTGCCAGGGTTCATCAGCTGCCTCCCAAATAGGAAGATTACCAATAGGATCTTGAGCGACAGCAGAAATCACCTCATCATTCTCAGCTACCCATTGCATACGTTCATGCATAGGAGCTTTATCAAGACCATAAGTAGTAGCTACTTGAAATGCTAACCATTCCTCAGCATATGAGTTCATGAAAGCTTCCTGACTAAACTTTAGTAATGACTTACCAAAGTCCGTGTCCTGTGGTGTAAGAAATGCAGGGATAGGATAAGCTCTTCCTCTATAATCAAAAGACCAAGGAATAAAGAACTCATCTTTATCTTTGAACATTCTTACAGCTTCCATTGTCATGCGTGTTCTACATGACTTCTTGAAAGATGCTGCATTGAGATTCATAGTCTCAGCAGCCCTTCTCCTGTAGTCTTTACGATTCTCTTTATTGGTCGCAATATCTACAGGTTTAGGTGGAAGAGGTACCTCCACAATAGGAACAAACTTACCAACTTGATAACCTCGTTCTAGTAAAGTCTCAGCGACTCCTACTATAAACGGATTAAGTCGATAACCAACCTTCTGAATCTTATTCAGGAATTGGTATGGTGTTTCTCCCTGTATTAATCCGACACCGCGACGAACCATGTCGTGGCCTCGCATTACCTCATTCAAAAGATAACCACCAGATCGATTTTCAGACCAATCATTAGGCTCAATCAACATCGGATAAGCAATTGGACTGAATAACTCTGCAGTAGCCATTACCTCGTCCTTGATTGACATGAACTCAGGCGTAGGTACTACATAGTTAGATTTCTTACGTCCATCAGATGTCGTGATGATTGTGAACCAACCACAAGATTCCATAATGCAATCTAATAGCCAGCCACCTAATCGAATCTTATTTGTTATGTGCCATGGTGTCCATTGTGGTACATCATAACGTTGAATCAGTGTTCGTACAATGACAAACTTCTGATGTGTTCCTGTTGTGTTGTGCCAATAATTTTTCTTAATCGTTTCAAGTAACCCAGGACAATTCTTCTCATAGAACTGCATCTGTGCTTCTTGCTCAATAGCAACACCAATAGCTTTGGTGATGTCCTGTAGTTTATTGGCATCCTTAACAGCAAATACTTTGTCAAAGATAATCTTTAACGCAATTGCTGCTGCTGCACTTGAATCGATTGGCTCCAAGAATTCATGGATCTCCTTGAAAGCTCTTCCTGTTTTACCTTCTCGAATTCGCTTGTTGGTTCCTTCAATCCGTCTGGTAACCAAAGGCAAAAGAGTAGAAATGCTACTGCAGCCATATACAGTTGCAGATGCATAGGTTTTCTCCTCCAAGTCCTTTGTGTTCTTACGTAATCGCTCAAGTCCATGACGAATAGCTTCTCGCTCAAACTTTACTTGTGCCTCAATTTGTGCAGGTGTTGCCAATCAATGCTCCTCGATAGTGTTCTCAAACCAATAGTCAAGTGCCTCTCGGCTGAAGTCATAGCATTGCTCCATCTCTGGATGCTCATCAATGAACTCCTTGTACTCTTCAATCGTGATCAGACTCATCGTAAATGCCTCGTTTTAATAGGTGGATAGAATCAGCATTGCAGATAGTGACCTCATAGTCACCATCCTGTATGTACCGTAGCAGCCTGTTCTGTGCTGCTTTGGGTTGCTGGTAAACATGCTCCTTCACTTTACCAGTCTTCGTGTTCTCAGCCCGTAGAATACATGACACAGAAGCAGGAATCTCCCATGCACATACTCTCCAATCATGGAACTCCTCCCAAGTACATGAATCAAACATCTCATCAGGTGCATCCTGAATAGCTTCCCAGTTGTTTGGGTAGTACTTACCACTCATCACACATCCTCACGTCCTTAAGTGTACAATTGCGCTGTGTGGATAGCTCCATAGCAGACCATGCAGCCTGCTCACTGTTGGGAGCTACGACGTACGTGATATGTAGGTCGCCAGCTTGGTCCTCAAGAAGGACCTCATAGTCATCATAACGTGTTTTTCCTAGGAGTGGCATGGAGTTTCCTTTTGAGTGATTGAAGTGCATCCCTGCGTGAACGCATAGCCTGTGGTTTTAACTTACGCTTTACATCTTTCTTACTGTGATGTTGCCAGTTTGGTGTTGTCATCTCTTCCCATAATAACGTGCACTGATTGACCGCGTCCGTGTGATGATTGTGAACGTTGACAGTAATCCTACCATGCCAATGATAGCAAGGATGATGTTAGTTTCAGACCAGATCATTAGTTGATACGTGTGAATGTGTTGTCAGTGTTGGCATTATAAATAATACCATTCACGTCCTTGAAGATACATTGCCAATGTCCAATAGGTAACTTACATTGAGCAGCAAGTTGTGTATCTCCAGACATAGTAATCATACGATGGTATGAATCTATGTCCTTGAAGATGTAGTCAGTCATTCGTGATCGTCACTGAACTCTTCAATACAAGACAGGTATGCGTACATGTATTGATGAAACCTTGGATAAACAACACTCTTGTTGTTGTCATCCCATGCATGTTCATGCGCGTCATTCAATGAATCATACCAGTTGTCCACGTTCTCGTGGAGTTGTGTGTAGTCAGACATCAGTTAACCTCCTTGATTTGTTCGATAGTGTGACTTGGAAACTCAGCATGGATATGATCAATAAGATCATCCATGTCCTTGCAATCTTCAACTGTTGCAAACGTTAATTTGTTTGTCCAGTTGTCTTCAAGAATTACATTGAATGTCATTGTGAGAAAGTAAACCTCTCTCATTGAGAGGTAATAGGTAAGCCAGGCATTGCACCTGGCATGGAGGCTTGAACCTATACCTGAATGTACAATCAAGCGCAGGTATCAACTGCAAGCTGTGCATAGTTCTCGATGAACCACCAAGTACACCAGTTCTGGATGGATTGAATTGTGTCCATGCCAGCATCTAGTGCGGCCTTGATAATGTTCTCACCGAAGATGAGCTTGAAATCATCATGAATTCGTTCCCAATACTGGTCATAGAATTCAATCGTGTCTTTGTAGTAGATGTGAGCATGAGCACAACCAGATTCACAGCCGTATTCGGCTATGTCCTTGAGTGCGTCCATGTCATACGTGTCGCACAGGTAATCATGTGCGTCAGCGTTGTAGATGGTCATGTGTAATACGAAAGTGAACAATTTGACACTAAAGTGTGTCAAGACACAGGCTAGGCATTGCACCTAGCTGCAAGCTTTTACTTAGCTGTGTTGTATTTATTAATCCACGTCCTTGTAGACGTAGTCACAGTATGCATTGGGCATACGATCACTCAATGCATCCACTGCATTGCAAGCATCATCCTCATCATGATGACGTGAGGTGAGCATGTACTCACCATCATTGGTGAGATAGTAAACGTGAAACATAGTTAGTTAGTATAGAGAATAAAGGACAATTGATCAGTTGTTAATCAGCTCAGTAAGCAAGATTAACTTGATTAGCAGTGCCAAACTTGGCGCACTTGCTATCAACAAACAACAGGCAATCATTGATCCAACGACCAAGGCTGATGTTGTCGTTCATCACAAGGTTGAGCAATGCACGACGAGACACGTTGGTGTACAGGTAACCACGTCCATTCTGATAGCGGACAAAGGCAGTACCTTCCTTGACGTTAGCAATGATGTAATCAGCACAGTCACTGTGACCGTGACGAACCATGATGTTGTCGAACAGTTTGTCGAACATAATGAATGAAAGTAAAGTGAACAATTGACGACCGTGATGTCGTCAGACCACGCTCACCCAGTCGAAGGTGAGTCCACAGCTGGCTGTGTCGTGGTGTGCATGAGCAATCTAGCCTGTGCATCGGCATCCAGCATAGCTGGTACTGCGGTTGTCGTGAGTGTATCCAACCAAGCTGTGCTTGGAAGCCCAATCGCCGGGCAAGGTAACGTCAGTGACGCAGTCAGTTCAGTTGTCAAGGTTCGATAACCATCATTGCCTGGATGGTGGCAGGTTGTCAAGGAGGTTGTGCAGCTTTGCTGGTTGGCACAGTGCCGAAGCGGCAGCTCAGCTTATTCGGTTGTCGGTTGGTCTCATCTCTTCTGGTTGAAGTTTCGAGACTCTCCTCACCCTTTCAGGGAGAGTCGAGATACTCTCAACATCAAAGAAGAGTATGGTCTGATGGTAGCAGCGGTTGGATCGGGCTGAGTGTATCAAGCTGTACCATCATTGGTCAAAGCCTAGTGGTAGCAACGGTTATTAGCCTTGCTTATGTAGTGATCAGCTCTGCTTATCAATGACCAAAAGCCAGTCATACCAATGGATCTCGGCTATCTGTAACATAGTCGGCAGACAGATCACACAATATGCACACCACACAGCCAGTGCTTAAGTGTTACATACAGTGCGACGTGTTAGATGTACCGGGGCAGGTGCAATCGTGTGTGTTACGGATACCCCACACGGGGTGCAGGGCGTCCGTCTATTACGTTAATAGGCTTCTCAAATTTTTGTCATTTTTTATAGCTTACGCCACGATAGCGCAGGCATTCAGTCTTGTACTGCTTAGCTTTGGACTGTTGCTTAAGAATAAAACGAGTAACGATGTTAGACATGATAGAGATAATAAAGACCTAACTCCCGTTCCATAGTTAGGTATCATGCGTCCCGAAGGATGAACGTACGTTATTATCAATCCCAGACAGCAGAAGCTACTGCAGGGAAGTATTGTTTAACAAGTTGTTGACATTGTTGAGCAATAACCATGTGTTCTTTTTGAGTACCATTAGAGATACGCAAATCAATATAATGAATCCAAGATCTAAGATTACCGTGCATATAGAGAGTAGTAGGAGTAGATAGAGGTAATACTTCTCTTGCACATTCTTTAGCTACACCAGCTTGAAGCATCTGTTGATACAGGTGCATAGCTTGGTCATAGTGTTGTTGTAATTGAATTTGGAAGTGTTGTTTTTCTATTGGATCAAAGTCATCAATACTATTTTGTCTATTAGATGTATCTTGACTACGAAGATCAGGAATAGAAGGTGTATCAATTACTTGAGCATAACGTTGAGAGAACTCTTGAAAGGAGAATGATCTATGTCTAAGAATTTGGGATGCAATAGAGCGTGTGGTATTAATCTTAATACACATGCTTACCATTTCAAAAGGGGACCAATGCTTATGATTAATAAGGTATTTAATAAGCTTAGGTGCTGTAGAAGTATTATTTTGATTCTTAGGATTAGATACTCTAGCCATATAAGCTACGAGGTTATCACCATCAGGAGTAGAATGAATATACTCAATACTATGCATATTAATAGGGGTGGTAGTAATAAGATTCACAGAGTTGACATTCATCGTCAACATTGTGTATTTAGATTCAGTAAATTTTGTGTCTTTTAGCCCGGTAGGGCTTTAGGTGGTTCTTACAGAATGTCCGTCTCACTTCGTTCGACCTGGACATTAATAAAGGGAGTAGGAAGACATCTTTGATGGCTTGTCTACTCCCTACAGGGGAGGTCCACCCTATCCTCTCCCTGTATTAATCCGACATCGGTTCTAAACCCAGGTAGGTACTGACTTTTTGTTGTCTAGTTGTCTAGCACGTTGTCTTTGCTCTAAATTCATACCAAATGCCATATGAGATGCTGCAGATTGAGGATCATCAAGCCAAGCATCCATAAGATCTTTCCAGTCATCACGTTTCCGTTGTTTAACTGTTTCATGAGCAGAAATTGCCATAGCATCTGTAAAGTATTTAACACCTTGTGCTAAGCAATCTAATCTGTCATCATGTTTTACTGCACCTTTTTCACGGCACATTCTACTCATTTGGTAGAATAACATGTAGAGGAGTCGTTTTTCAGGTGGATCTTCAGGGTTGGACTTGAAATCCCAGTCAATAACAGAACGATCAACGACAAGGCGATGCTGATTAAGAACAGGTTCAAGTGAATCGATAATTCTGTCTTCTTTTCTGACATTAGCGCGTACCTCTTCTACGTCAATTGCTTGTTTTGTTTGCTGTAGGTGTTTTTTAAAGAGTTCTGCTACGATACCATCACCAAAGTTAGTTTCAATTACAAGTTTAGTAACGTTATATTTTTTACAACCTTTTAAAATATCGAGTAATGTTTTGTCGGAGTACCCGTCTCGATAAGCCGACACTTTGTGCAAGTACAGGAAACCGTTGCGTTGGGAGATATAAGCTGCCGCCGTTTCATCCGTGCCTCTTCCCGACGGATCAACTGAGCAGATTGTTTCGGTGTAAGGTAACCATTCTCCTTGGAGTTGCATTGGAGAATAGAAATAATCTCCAGGGAGACCAACAGTTGGGAGTTCTTTGATGACATTTTTCGGGTCTGAGCACCAGACGACAGAATCAGGGGCAGTAGTAGGATTAACGGAAGTAACCACAAGGTCTGCCATTTTAAGTGGGAATTTTTCTGCATCACTAAGGGAAGTATCTAACATGAATTGAAGCATGAAGTTACTACGACCCATAGATGCTTCACGTTCTAGTAGATCATCATTATCAAAACGATCAGGGTCAGTAACATCCCAAATATCAGCACCACTATCAATATCAGCTACCAGTTGAGGCGCTAGAAGCCCTTCATATTGACTTACCTTCTTAGGATACCTAGCAGGCCAAACAAAGGGCTTGTAGGACCTCTCAGCTAGCTTACGATAAACAGTAAAGGTAGTCTGAGGAGTACCCAGATACATAATTCTACTATCATCATTAGGAGTAAGAATAGATTCTGCTTCTGTGCATAGTTGCAGTAGTTTTTCTCGCATGAGTTCTGTCATGGAGTTACCGGGTACTTCGATATCATCAAGAATCATTAGGTCAGCACGGCTACCAGTAAGTTGACCAGTGATTCCCACTGATTTAACAGACGGAGCTTGGTGTGGACTGCAATTAACATCGAAAGAAATACGGGACCAACGGGCGTCATCAGATTTAGGACGCAGATGAGAAAGCCAAGGTGTTTCAATGATTAGTTTTTGTAGGAAGATTGACATGTTATCTGCACGTTCTTTAGATGCAGATATAATCATTATTTTTTTCTCAGGATTGTTGAATAGGGTCCAGAGGACAAAAGCACCGGTAATCCAAGATTTACCAACACCTCGAAAAGCTTGAATCTGTAGACGTTTTGGTCCGTTTTGGAGGTAGTCTGCGATTGCATATTGAGCACGAGTAGGAGATGGTAGGTCTAGTTGATACCATAAAGCCTGAAGAAATATTTTGAAGTCAGTCTTTAAAAGATCTAAGGTATTCCCTTGCTTTGTCGAGTAATCTTGAGTCATCTTTAAATAAGCCTATAGCACGATTGCACGGGTCACAGAGTAACCCACGGACCTCTCCGGTTTCGTGGTCGTGATCAACGCACAGGTGGTTAAATCGTTTGTTTGTTTGAGGTAGAGAACATATTTTACATACTCCTCCTTGGTCCTCAAACATATCATCATAGTCCTGAATAGTGATACCATATTTGGTATTATACGAGTATTCACGCATACAAGAAGCACAGCGTCCTCTCTGAGGCACTTCTGCGCCACAGGAAGGGCACTGCTTAGTCATTTATGGGGAATGTATAGGACGGGTGGTTTAGGGGCGTTGTAGAGGCTTGTAGGGTGGTTAACGAAGGAATAGAAGATCTCTTACAGAAGTACCTATTGATTTAACCGTATTTACAGCCCATTCTCTTTCAGCTTCCAGTTGTTGTTGGCGTTGTGCTACACGTTGTGGTTCATTTGAAGTACCTGGCGCAGTATTGTCAGCTGTGATATCTCCAATAACGGGCATAGCATCAACAAATGCTCCAGCAGCTTCTGCAGGACTACCACCTGTAGCTAGCACAACAGCAGGACCAAGTAATATACCTGCATAACCTAAAGTTTTAGATCTTACTGCTTTTCTTAGAGAGTTAAAAGTATCCTCAGTAAAATTATTAATCCGAACATCTACTCCAGGCAGAAGATTAGGATCAGCAATCGGATCAAAGAATTTTTTAGGAATAACTTTAACAGACTCTTGAGCAGGGTTAAGAGTAACACCATACTTATCGCCTACAATTTGTTTAACTTTATCTTTAAATCTAGCTTCTGATTGCCTAACTATTTTTAAGTTATCAGGATCTCCACCAGAACCACTTGTTAGATTTTTAATATCAGATTGGTCAGCTAAATGTTCAATTTGTGCTGGTTCAAGCCCAAACATTTCAGCTTTAGTATTTATATCTGCTCTTTGTTGTTTTATTTGCTTTGATTCATAACCAGCAAGTTCTGTTGAAGGTTGATCAAATGCAGACCTTCGTCTACTTTGACCACGAGTATTTCCTGTTCTTGGCTTTGCCTTATTTTTATAGCTAGTCCATTCTCCTTCAAAACCAGCTTGATGAGCTGCTTGTGTCCAAGTAAGGTTTGGATTTTCTGCTTTTATTTTGTTAATAGCGTCGTATTTACTAGCCATAATAAAAAAGCCGCCCTTGCGGACGGCATGATATTATCAGTAGGTCATTTTTTTAGATCGTTGTGCACCATTATATTTTTGACTAGCATCATCAAAAATCTGTGTCATTGGTACACCAGTACGATCCATTTTAGGTCCTGTTTTTGAAGCCATAGGACCACCGGCTACAGGGTCGAAACCAGGAGCCTTGGGACCGGGTTGAATAGCACCTGTAGGTGATTGCTTAGGTAGACGGGTTTTAGCACGCATACTACCCATGCTGCTAACAGGAGGAGCCTGTTTATTTACGGGACGAGAATACATAGCTATTACTTATAAAGGTTTCGGAATGATCCTTTACCAAGATTACGTGGTTTTTTCTTTTTCTCTTCTTTTTTATCAGGTTCACCAGGAAACTTACCAGCATATGGCATTGAAGCACGACCTTTTACGTCTTTGCCTACCATTTTACCAGGTTTATACATACTTTTAAAAACCTTTGATTTGCTTTTAGTAGGCTTTTTAGGTGCTGGTTTTTTAGCTTGTTGTGTAGAAGATGTAGCCTTGGTAGTTTTTTTAGCTGCAGGTTTTTTGGCTGTTTTTGCTGCTCTAACAAATGCTCCTGCAAATTGACCGCGTTCTTTAGCAGTCATTTTGCTGTATGCATCTTTCATTTGGGACATGGTCATCCCTTCAAAAATAGATTTTTTTTCTACAAAGTTGCTCATGGTTATGCTTTAATGTAATTTTCAAGTAGTTGTGTTCTCAACGGATTGTTGAAGCGTTGGATAAAATCCTTCCAGTCTTGACTTCCTTTGTCTTGATTGCATTGTAAACAGGCGCATACTGTGTTGTTCGTATCTCCACCGCCACGGCAGCGAGGATGGACATGATCAATAGTAAGGTCGTTGATGTCATAAGTTTCTCCGCAATAAATGCATGTACAATCAAAATGTTCTTTAATGCCGCGCCTCCAAAGGCGCTTGGCTTCAGAGGATGTCATGGCTATTAGGTTGTAAAGGTAGTGGTCAGGTGTTGGAAGGAGAGGAGTCATTAGGAATGGATACCCTTACGGGCACGATTAGCTTTTTTTGATGCAAGACGACCGCCTTTGCTTGTATGTGATGCGTCTAACCCATCACCGTTACCGTAAGTTCCTAACTTTCTATTTAGTTTATTTGCTCTAATTTTAAGGGATGTACCCTTAGCAGTTTTTTGATAAGCACTTTGTTGCTTTAAACGTCGTTTGTTTGCAGCAGGCTTTTTATCATAGTACTTCTGAGTTCTGCCTTTTTCCATAGAGCCTCCGTTGGACCATTTCTGGATCTACCTGTGGCATGATGTTTGCCAGTTTATCTAGAGGATTACCATCAAATGCAACCCCTGAGATGTCATTAGTTTTAAGCCAATCACAAGCTGCTTTAAGATCTTGGGTAGAAGCCTCTCCCGACTTAATGCGAGAGAGGAATTCCTTAGTAACAAGATTATGTAGCTCATTAAATTGGTCTTCAGTAGCTTTCTTTTTCATGCTGCTGTTACTGTAAGAACGCCTGCATTGGACACAGTTACATCGTAAATTGTGCCATCTGCAGAACGCAGTTTAAATTTAGTAGCCACTGTTTGACCACTATCAATAATAATGTTATTAGTAAACCGGGTATCAATATCACTAAAGTTACCGTTAAGATCAGAAGCACGAATAGCTACACCGGTTTGAAAGGTATTAGGTACGGTCATTTCATTTGTGATAAAGGATGATCCATTAGTTCTTTAGCTTGATCAGCCAAAGATTGGGCTTGTTTATATTGACCAGCACTCAAACGTTGCTCAGCAATTTTTTGAATGTGTTCACCATTAGCACGTTCAATATTTGCGGCACGATAAGCATCCCATGCTAATTTATATGCATCATTATGAAGCTTAGTCAGATCACGATGCAACAAAGTTTTTTTAATTGGAAACTCTCGTTGTGACTTAAATCCACGTGCTTTTGCATAACGTTTGATCTCAGTCTCGCCCATCTTGTCGTACTTATTAAGTAAAGCTTCTGTCCGTTCACCAAGTTTATAGTTCTGTGCAATCCAATTGTTAATAAAGAAAATTTCTTCAGGTTTTACAAGTTGACCAGTTGTTGGATCAGTACGTGGTCGTTGTAGACCATCCCATCCAGATGCAAGAAGTTTTTGACGCCATTCTTCCATACCACCATTTGTTTTAAAGAATGGAAGTAAAGAATTAATAGCAGCAGTTTGTGGTTCAAAATATTTGATCTGTTCACCAGTGTAAACATCAAGCATATTTTGTAGGTTATTATTAACAGGAGGTAGCCACTTATTACGGTTAGCAAGGTAGCTCCACCAGTTATTTTCTACTTCTTTAAGACCGGGTGCTAAAGCTTTGTTTGCAATAGAACGAACACCAGTTAACGGAACAGTAGAGTCTGCCATCATAGCAAACCAACGATTCATAGCACCAACATCACCAGACAACAAACCAGACAACGGCTCAAAGCCGCTTAAAAAACTTTTATTTGTAATGTTGTGGCTAATGGAAGCAGCTAATGCACGGAACCAATCTTCAGTAACGGATTGATCAGGTCGATTAAAATGATACATCATATCACCAGCAAGACCAAGGAATGTATCAAATGGTTCAAACCCTTGGTAGCTGCGCCATTCACCACTAATAGGATCTTTGATAGACAAAGGTTGCCATCCCATTGCAATCATACGACGTTTTTCTGCATCATCTTGCGGACCATTACCTGTCAAATTACCATTAAATGCCATCATAAGGGCACCCATAGTAACAGCAGAACCCATGGCTTGACGGCCAATGTACTCACCTTTCAAGGCATTAAATGCAGACATACCTTGACCAGCTAAACCATGATCAGCAAGGACTTCATCAATTTCAGCTTTACTTGCAGCATTAAGTACCTTACGTGCTTTACCAACAGCAAGTCCGAGAGGACCAAGTGGGTTAAATGTAGAGGCAAGATTTAGAGCATTAACACCAGTCCTAGGAAACATAAAGACTGACTTCAGGATTGGGAACTGACGCATTACACCTTCAAGACCAGATACAAGTTTATTGTCAAGGTTAAGGTTGATTTCACCAGATGCAAACTTAGCAGCTTCATCAGTTAGAACACCACTCTTGTCAAATGCTTCGTCGTACAGTTTTTGCTGTAGGTTTTTAAAAGCATTTTCATCAATAGCTCCATTAGCAGCATCAAACAGTTCATCATATGCACGAGCACGAGCAGACATTGATGCAGACATTGACTTAACAAAACCATCAATGGCATACATAGAGTTGATACCAAGCCTAGGAATAAAACTATTGTTAAAAGCGTAGAGATTTTTAGTTATATTCCACATTGCAGCTTTACCATTCTGCCCACTATTACGCCAGATCTCAGCCATTTCCTCCATGGTTTCCCAATCTTGCATCGATTTAATGTCAAGATCTTCACGACCACGAGCCATTGATGCACGAGGATTCTCTACAGCAAATCGCCATTCCTCTTGCATAACCTTAAGACCACGTTGAATGTTTTCTTGCACACCACCAAAGGTAAACATAGCACGTTTAAATGCGTCAGAATCGCCTGCTATACGGCTTCCAACTAGTGTGGTAAGGGGTTTACCTATAAGACCAATTGCAGCGCCTCCTAAAGCCCTTACAGGGGCCAATCCGGTAAGAATATTGTTGTACCGTACACCCTGTAGTTCCTGAACAAGCATACTTGGTACTTCAGGATTGCCATCAACAAATGCTTTTTTAATAAAACCAATACGGTTTTCAGCGAGACGCATTAGCTTATCGATGTCATCTACTTTACCATTAGTCTTGACAAACTCACGATACAAAGGCTTGAAAAACTCAGGTTTTTCTTTGCTAATATCTACAAGAGTATTGATAAACTCAAGCGACTTAGCCTTCTCTTCCTTCAGTTTAATGTCAAACACTTCGTTCTGTTCATTCATCCATTTAGCGTAGACTTCAGCACCTTCTTTACTATTTGCTTTTTTAGCTAGTTTATCAGCTTGCAACCGCCAACCATCGATGTATTGACTTGCTCGAATCTCAGGTAGCAATACCTTAAGGTTGTTAAATATCAACTCCTGTTGACGAGTAGTGTCCAGTGTACCTCCCATCAGTTCAATACCACGGGAAATATCAGCTACATCACCGCCAATCTGACCAGTCATTACACCAGATGCACGCAACTTTTCAGGGTCAAGTGTATCAAATGCCTTTTGAAATGCCTTTACAGCAGTGTTAAAGCCATCCCGTGACAAGAAATTGACTTGATTACCAGCAATCGTATCGGATTGAGTCTTCAAAGATGTAACCATCTTCTTAAACTCTGGCAAATCCAAGCTCATAGCAGCACCTGCAAACTCATCTACAGACCTTTCTACTTCTGCAGCAGTAATTTTACGGTTACCAACAACAACATCAAACGATGGTTCAAGACCTTTTGCAACTTCTCCTAACATTTCAGCACGAGCTGTGCCATCAGGAGCATTCATAAAGTCTTCTTTAAAATGATCAGTAACAGCAGGACGTGTACGACCATTTACAGTGCCAACATTATTAACTGTACGGGCAGCATCAGCCTTAAAATCGATAGGATCAGCACCTTCATTCATTACAACACGTGCTTGTGGCTCATGTGGTTCATTAATAAATGCATCGTAGCCTTTGACACCATCAGGATCAGCCTCAAGACGTTTAATAGCCTCTCTTGTTTGACCAGCAGTCCTTACAACATTATCAGCTTCCACTTTAGCGGTAACAACATCACCGCCAGCAGCTTTAATAGCCTTAATTTCAGTAGCTTCTTTAGCTTCAATAGCTTTTTTAGCAGCCTCATTCTTAGCAATAAGCTTGTTACCACCACGAATAGACAATGCAGCTTCTACAACACCACCAAAACCTGCTAGTGCTACACTTTCCAACATATTTTTTTGGAAAATTTTATCAGGTGTATCACCATCACGTGTAGCCCACGGCACTTGAACACCAAAAGCTTCCTCTAGTACACTACCAACGTTACCAGGTTCAATGGTTTGCTCAGATGCAGCCTCAATACCAGCACCAACACCAATCTCTGCAGCAATTTTACCAAGGGTACGGGTACGATTAGCAATAGCCATACCCTTTGTAGCACCTTGTAGACCCTTTGCAATGGCTCCACCACCAGTCAAAGACGGAATAACAATGCCTGAGATGTCACGCATAGTACGTGTCCACGGATTATCATCACGTTTACGACCAAAACGCTCATCATACCAGTCATCAGCAGGCTTAAGCCAAGGTACAAGTCCACTAATATCCATTACAGTGTCTACTACACCAGCACCCATCGCTGCAGGAATAGCAGTAATGGGGTTCTGTGTAGCAGATTCGGCTAGTTTTTGAGCCTGTGCAATGGTAGGATTCTCATCATAGAAGGGTTCAGCAGCTTCTTTTTTAGCTTGAACCTTCTCTTCCTCTTCTTTTTGCTTACGTTCTAGCTCATCCTGTTCTAATTTTTGTTGCTCAAATTCACGGGCTTCAGCATTTACCCTATCAATCTCTTGATAATCCGAATCAACAGGATCATATTTAAATTCATTGTTGTAATTAGACATAATTATTGATTCAGATTAGGGTTCATATTAGCAGGAGATCTCCATGGATTTCCTTGTACAGGTTGAGATGCAGCAGAATCAAGAATAGCAGCTTCTTTAGGGTTAGCCTTATCAGTAGGGCCAATCCAAATACCGCGCCAACCAACTTGACGTAAGTATTTTAAAGCCATATAATCTTGAACTTCAGGTGTAAACTTAGCATCAAGAGGAATATTTTGCTGTTTGACCTGTTCCATAAATGTAGGGCCAATAAATTGGTAACGACCAGCAGCATGGAGAGTACCAGCAGCATGGTGACCCATGATTTCACTAATAGTCATGCTAGTAAGAGGTTTACCAAGCAACTTAGTACCAGTACCAGAGTTAATAGCTGTTCGTCCTCCGTCTGTACCGCCTTGATTCATACCATCATAACCTAGATCACCTACTTCATACTTAGCCAGGATGTTAAGTGCACTCTTTTGCACAGGTGAGGCTTGTTGATAAACAGCTTCCTGACCGGCATTCATGACCATAATATCAGTACGGGTAGGGTTAGGCTTATAATTAGCCAAACGACGCGAGAACGGGTCATACAGAGCGTTTACAGAGGACTCTAGAGCAGTAACTTGATTAGCAATTTCTTCAGGAATAGGTTCTAAATTATGTGCAGCAAGTTGTAGTTGCAATGCACGGAAGGATGATAATGTACCACCACTTTGATCAGCAATAAATTGTACAGAAGGTGGCAGTTTAAACTGACCTGTCTGCCTATACTGCTTAACAACAGCTTCTAGCTGCTCTTTAGGTACTAATTGTTCACGATAAGCAGCTGCTCCTTTGGTCTGCAATGTTTTTGCAATACTAGTAAGAGGAGATGTAATAGGATTAACGGGTTCTACAGTTAAATCATACCGACCCATTTGATCTACATCGGTATATGTAATCTTTCCGGTTTTAGGATCCCGTTCAATTCCTAAAACCCTGTAGCTTCCTTTGGTTTCATCTGTCCCAAAACGCTGCTCAAACCTACCATTAGCATAATCAGCAGCCCTTTGCTGATCATTGAACTGTTGCATACCAACTTTAAAATCTGCCTGCCATTCACGGACTGCTTTTTTCTTTGCGAGACCAATGGTTGGTGACTTAGCCTTCTGCATTGACGGGAAATACCCAACACGCTCATTAATTTTGTCAGACGCATACGATTCAAATTCTTTAACAAGGGAACTAGGTGCTATACTACGGTTAGATTCTTTAGCTTTAGCCAACCACTCTTGTTTAAACTCAACAGAAACACCTGAAGTCTTCATGATTGTTGTAGCATCAAGTGCTCCATACAGAGTTTGCTCATTCCATAGCTGTTCATATGCTTCTTCTCTCAATGAATCCGCTGTATATGAAATAGTAGATTCAATTTCTTCAGCAAGTTTATCCATATTTTGAGCTCTTGCTTGAAGAGCAAGGGATTTCAAATCTTCTCCGGATTTGTCAACCTTACCATCAATCATATCTTTAGCTCTGCTTTCAACAAAACTGTCGATAAGTTTTAATTCTTGGATTTGTTTTGACTGTCGAAGAGCTTTATACTGGTTATCAATAGCATTCTGACGCTCTGCATCAATTGCTTCAAACTCTGCAGCATAACGTGCACCAAGTGTTTTACCTTCTTGATCCTTAAATGAGGTATCTTTAATAGCATCAAGTTGCTCTTCAGAAATAGCAAAAGGATCCTTTAGAATTTTAAATGCTTCAGCCCTAGTTGCAGCATGATCACCCTTGTTATGAAAAAACAAAGTTTGATAGTATCGATGCCAACTATCAGGATCTTTCATCGTCAAGAATCCTTGCTTAGCACTATCAATACGATTGACATTGTTAGCAATGATTTCTTCTTGACGTTTTTGACCAATAAAATTATCAAAACCAGCTTTTGCTTTAGTTAAAGACTCTTGTAAAAACTCAACACTAGCATCACCATAACCATTCTTACGGTAATAATCTGGTAAAAACTTAGCCCAAGCTGAGTTAAGTTGTTGTCTATCAGTTTGATCAATCTGATTTAAAGGGATCTCAGCAAGATTCCCTTCTTTATCAGGTATTTCAATTAGCAGATCACTGTTTTCAGTAAGTGCTTCTTGAAATGCAGTAGTTGCATCGTTACCAAGCTGCACACTCATGTACCATTTGGTAGCTTTGAGTGCATGGTCATCCATACTACGCAGATATTCTACCTGCGATTCATCCATACCAGCAGCTTCAGCCGCTGCAGCAAAAGCTTGCTGGTTGGAACTCATGATGTCTGCATGACGCCAGGAGCGCTTCCAAGCAACAGTGTTTGGATTCATACCAAACAACTGTGCCTTAAGGAGAGCTTGATTCCAACTAGCTTCTTTTCTTTTTTCTCTTACATCTGCAATAGTTTCTGCAGCTGTTTTACTGACACCAGCTACAAATTCTACCCAGTCATCAACTGTAGGGTCATCACCTGTAACTGATCCTTTACGTCCAGTGATAGATTCAATAGCACGCTGTTGCCTCTGCAGCTGAGCAACGTATTGATCAGAGATAGCAGAAGCTTGTCTAATGCGTGATTCTTTAACACTTGTGGACCACTGGTTTTCTTTAGTAAGTTTTTGATCATACTCACTAATGTATTGAGCCATGTATTGGGACTCAAGGTCGCGTACTTCCTGTAGTCCTTTGATGTATTGATCTGCTTGTTGCAGAATTCTTTGTGAATCATCGGACATGATAATGGGACGACCAGTATCACCTCCGATGTTTCTTGCTTGAAAATTTCGTCTTACCATCGTAATGATTAAGATTATTTAAATAATTCGGCACCAAATTTTAATAAAGGAGCAAACGGAGCAGTAGCTCCACCAGTAAATGGAGCAGCTATAGCAGCAACACCACTAGCAATATTAAGAGCAGTACTTAATCCACTAGGTTGCTGGGGAGAATTATATCCACCACCAATACCAGCTTTAACGCTTGATTTAGTCTGATAAATAGGTGGTTGAGGTTTGACATACTTAGTCTTAGGAGTTGCATGTGGTTTAGGTAGTGCAGGACCAAATACAGGTTTTAACATACGCTGTGCATATGCCTGACTTTCTGCTTCAAACTTTTTAGCTTCAATTTCTTCAAGTTTAATTTGAGCAGATTTGCCAGCACTCATCAAAGATTCTGCTAGTTTATCTTTGCTAAGTTCAAATTCCTCAGCATCAATACCTAAATTGTCAGCTATATTTTCTTTCCTTGATCTTGCAGCAGCTTTTGTTTGTCTTTCACCTGCTCCAATTTTAGCTTCTTGCACTCCAAGAGCACCAAGATAAGATGCAGAACCTTCTTTAGCAGTTTTATCACCCAGGATAGATAGTTTTTCCTTTTTAGTTAATGTCTTCTGTATCTCAAGAGACTGTTCAGCACGGTACAAACTATCATTAAATTTTTGAGTATTTAATCCACTCATAGCAGCAATAGAGTTCATGACCCTATTAGCACCCCTACCTTTAGTACCACGTGCTTGTGCAGCACCTTTTTGTACAATACTCTCTAGTTGATTGTTGAGTTGATTGTATCTATTTTCAGATTGAAGTTTTTTCGCTTCAATGTCAAACTCACCTGCTATCTTTTGTCCTTCTTCATTAATATAACCAAGTTTAGCATCAAACTCTGCCTGCCGTTGACCCTTTTGAATCTTTAATTCTTTTCTAGATAGATCTGCATTTTCAGTTGCATTATCAATAATCTGTTGCTGTTCTGTATCACCAAACGCAGCAGCAACCGCTTTCCTTGAGAAGTCTCTATCTAAATCTTCTAGCTGAAATGATAAACTAGCAATTTCTTCGTCAAGGCCAAGCTGTACACGATCTCTTGCAGTATCAGCATAAAAACTAATAGACTTTAAATTATCCTGATAAACTTCATTACTACGAATATAAGCATTGGTTTGAGCTTCTTCTTGAGCTGCTTTAGTACCAGATCTAAATTTGTAATCGTCTAAAGCTGCTTTATCCTTTGTAGTTCGCAGTATTTCTTCTTGAGCTACATTATTTTCCCAATTTTGGAAATCAAGATCATACTGCTGATCTAGTATAGCGTTAGCTCTTCCTGCAGCTTTTTTTAATTTATTTTTTTGGCCCATTACAACCTCCTATAACTACGTGGCATGTATTGACCTTCCCACATCAAAGAGTTCAAAGTAATAGGAAAGGCAGTGTTGCTTGTAATACTTAGAATAAAAGCATCATTTCTAAGGTGAACTGGTAGTTCAAACAGACGTTCTTTTACAACAGGAATAATATCAGCTTGATAAAACCCTGCATCAGTAACTTCTAATGTACGTTGTCCTTCTGGCCTGCCTTGTTGATTAATAGTAAACGAAATAGCACCAGACAATCTAGCAGTAATCTTAAGTCTACTAATAATTGTATAAGCAGAATAATCTAC